CATGCCTATCAATATTGATAGACAGTCACGTGTAACCTTCGGTGGCTCAAAGAAATCCTAACAGAATTCTTTTCCATCAAAGGATAAACTAAGTAAATGTCTATAAGGAGGACACAACTATGGCAAATAAAGACGCACCATTTGGTTTAAAACCAATTGGAAAAGTTGGTCAGAATAGAGATAACCAAGGTTTATCCGAATATAGCATCGCAGCATCTGCAACAGCTATTTACTTCCAAGACCCTGTCGAATTGGCAGCAACTGGAACAATTACTGTAGCAGCAGCAACTGATGCATTATTAGGATCACTTAACGGTGTATTCTTTACTGACGCAACTACTGGTAAACCTACTTATGCGAATCACTTAAACGCATCTAACACTGCAACAGACATTGTTGGATTCGTATCTGATGACCCGTATGAGAGGTTTGAAATACAAGCCGACGGCGCAACTGCAGCAGCAGACGTTGGTTTAAACGCTGACATTGTGTATGCAGCTGGATCTTCTCCAGACTATGTATCTCAAGTTGAATTAGATACATCTGATCAGAAGACTGGTACTGCACAATTAAGAATAATTGGTATCTCTAAGGATCCAGATAATAACGAAGCAGGTTCTGCTAACGTTAATTTGGTGACTATAATTAATGAGCACCAACTTAAAGCGACAACAGGTATCTAATAAGGAGTAAATTACTATGGCGATATCAAGAGGACAACTAGTTAAAGAACTAGAGCCAGGTTTAAATGCCCTATTTGGCCTGGAATATAAACGTTATGAGAATCAGCATGCTGAAATATACACTACTGAATCTTCA